AGTTTCACAACGACTACTCGGTTATATTCGAGGACAGCGTTGGGATATCCTTCTTCGTGAGGCTGATTCTTTGTCCGAACAGATGTACTCGGATATGACGACACATTTCGTCATGAATCAGATAGCTGCATTGGTGAGGAAATTTCCTTGGGAACCTGATCAAGTAAAGACTGATCCGGAGGCTAAGGCAATTGAGACATTCTTGTCAAGCGAACGCAAATGCGCCCGTTTGAATAAGAAGTTTCATCTCTACGATAACTTTCGTAGTCCTCACGAGTCATACTTATCGAAGATGCGCGGGGTGATCCGATACATTATCGGAAATACCCCCAACGTCAACGACATTTATGACCAATGTAACTTTGGGGCCGGAGCGTCGTTAGGCGTTCACGGTAATGCTACTCATTTGGCTAAAAAGCTATTAGCTGATGAGTATACCGTGAGTTCTGACGCTATCCTACATTCAGCCTTGGCTTTCTCTAGAAACCGGAATTTAGCAGATTTGTTTCTGCCCTCTTCTGGCCCTCTGGGTATCCAATGTCTCGATCCTCTAGCTTTCGCTATAAGATTTCGACAAAAACTGAATGTAGTAAACTATAATAAAATTAGCTTCGTCCCGAAGACAGCTGTAACACACCGTGCTATAGCTGTCGAGCCGTTACTTAATGGCTTCTTACAAAAAGGTACAGACCTCTATATGCGCTCCCGCATTAAGAGGTTCGGTATCGATTTGCGAGACCAGAAAGTAAATCAGCAAATGGCCCGTTTAGGGTCGCTTGATGATTCAGAAAACGGATTTGTTACTATAGACTTGAGCTCAGCTTCTGACTCGATATCTATAGGGCTGGTCCGTTCTCTGTTACCCTCTGACTGGTTTCACTTTCTAAGTGAGATCAGATCAGAATCGTACAGTATTAATGGTAAGGTTTTCCCTTATCACAAATTCTGTTCGATGGGCAACGGCTTCTGTTTTCCTTTAGAGACTCTTTTGTTTGTTGCGTGCTGCTTCGCATGCGGTTGTGGCAAAGCTGGGACCGATTTTTCGGTCTACGGCGATGACATCATCGTACGGAAAAAGTACGCTCTTGAGGTCCTATGGCTACTTAAAGTCATGGGATTCAAAGCAAACAAACGGAAAACCTTTTTACAAGGTCCTTTCCGTGAGTCTTGTGGGGCAGACTGGTTCGAAGGTAAGGACGTTCGTCCATACACACTTGATTATAAACTCGACAGTGTCGAGAATATATTCAAAGCATTAAACCTCATGAGAAGAAATGATAATACAACCATGTTCTTCTCGAGTATAAGGTCGATTTTACTCGACTCTATACCTTATCAATTCCGTTTTATACGTCCCTATCCAGGGAACGCTAATACGGGTATTGATAATTGGGGTGATGAGTACCTCTCTTCTCCGCACTGCCGTTGGATAAAACCAAGACAATGTTGGAGTTGGAAGGAGCTCAGATTATCAGCTGTCCGTGATAAGACATATGATAGTCATGCACTGCGAGAATTCGCAGATGTGTATGCCCTATTGAATCGCTCTCTAACGAGAGACGGTCTAATAGAGTTTACTTTTCGTCGAAAGACGAGGAC